TCTAATAGGAGTTGGCACATCTGTTCCTTCGATAGTATAAATAACTCCATTGTAGGTGGATTTAGTAGATATAGTTCTGTCTAGTTTAGTTAAAGTCGTACCGCTACCTTCAGCGAAAGTGGCTACAACTACCGAACCATCTAAAGTCGGAAATGGGACTAATTGGACTACGCCATTTTGGTCGAAAAATAAGTCATAGCCGACTAGTTGGGCGATTTCAACAGCATCTTTCCAAGGGTCATTATCAGTTTCTGTTCCTAAAACCACTTGATTGATAGTTACGTTAGTAGTTGGAAAGGCTAACTCGGCGTCAGGATAGCGACTTTGAAGTAACGCAGTTAGCGAACTTTCTAAAGAACCATCTATCATTTGATAAGGCTCAGTCCATTTAGCCCTAGCGACCCTAATCGACCTATCTTCGCCTGCTAACTTTATACTTACGCCTTCATTAGTATCGGAAATCATCACCTCAGTAATCACAAAAACACCTAGCGGAACATATTCTTTAGTTCCATCACTATATTGAACTCCACGGAATAGACGCAATTCATTTCCAAAAGGAGTAAGTAAGTCAAAATCGTTATCAGGAACTAAGTTAGTACTTTCTCGATTTGTAACTAAAACGACCTCGCATGTACGGCGCACCGCAGAACTGGAATCGACTGTTACGGTGCCATCAGCAATATCAATCTCTCGTAACTTTTGGTCGCTTGGCACTTGACGGATACATTACTCATCAACCTCTACGTAAGCCAGTTCAATATCTCGATAGACAGCGCCATCTTGCTTACTCTCTGCCGCCCAAGTTCTAGCAACTACTCGAATGTACTTTTGATTCTCAAGAGGGTCTTGGACAAGTATCGTTCCTTGGTGAGTCATAATAGGGTAGAAATCGTCCCACTCGGTTTCATTTACGGTCTTAATACTATAAATGCCATCTTCGCCTTGTAGCGGTCCTGCTACAACTATTGGCCGAGTCGCTCCTAATGGCCTAAAAATTGTATTTGGTTCTTCGATATTGGTATCTAGTTCGGCTAAAACTCTAACTGAACCTAAATTCAAAGTAGGGTCTTCAATAACTTTGAACCACCAAGTTTCGTCATTAGTAATTAAAACCTGTTGGACTGTACTCCAAGCCGATGGGAATTCATTACTGCTTGAATCTACGCCCACTGCTCTTGCTCGGTAGTAACTGACTCCGCCTCTAGGCGCTTCATAATCTACCGCTGTTGCTACATAACTGCCATTAGGTGTTAAGTTCTCGCCATTTCTGACTCCTTCGTAAATAACTCCGTCATTATCAGACCGATGGACGTCAAAGTATTGGCTTACATAAGTTCCCGACAAAGACGCTCCTGTTACTGTTAAAGTTGCTTTGCCTAAATTGCTATCCCAAGCGGCGGCTAAAGTTGGAACAGTTGGGGGAGTAACTGAAATAGTAAATTGGCTATAAGCGAAAGCCGACCAAAAAGGAGAACCATTTACGGCTTTAGCAACACGAACATAGGCTCGATAAGTGCCGCTTAATAATAACTCTCCAATTACCGCAGTGCTATCAGATGAAGCAATTTCTCCTGACTCCCAAGTCGAAGTGCTAGTTAAAGCATTAAAACCGCCTGCCCCATATTGGGCTGAACTGAAAACTTTTATTTCATAATAGGCTTGCGTTTCATTATCGCTATCAGAATAGGCCCAAGTTACGTCAGGTGCGGTGGTGTTTGTGATAGTTCCAGTTGGGGCAGACACTGTTACTGTTGGTTGGGCTGAAATATCTATATCAATGTATAACTCATAAATGCTACCTAAAACGCCAGTATCGTTGTATTCAGTTATTTTGGCTCTTAAGCCGTCAATAGTCGATTGGCTCCAGTCTTCGCCGTTTGGTGCGGCAGTTTGCCAAGCGCCGACAAAAGTCGTAATGGCGTTTAAGCCTCGTATAGCCAAAGCGGAATGAAAGTAGTTTTGATTATCGGCTCTCGTTCCTAAATATACATTTATGCGCCCTGCCGCTGTAGGCGTACTTGCTTTGGCTCTAACTCGAACTCTTTTGACTCTTTGGCTAGAGGATATAGTACTTGATGTAGCGAACCTGAACCTCCTGAAATAGTAAATAAACTACTGCCTGAGGCCGTGGCATTTGGGCGAACTGTTGTAATTGCCATGTTTATCTAGACCTTCTGCTATTAGTTGAGTTAGCAACTGCAGCCGCTACAGTCTTAGGAGTAACTGTCGGAGTTACTTTATTAGTGTTGATGTTTACCGTTACTGGCTGAGGAGCCGCTCCTGCCATTGCTCGGCCATAAGCAGGTATATTGCTACCAGCAGTCGCTTGGGCTCTTGTCAAAATTGGTGTTGCCGCAGGTTTCACTGCTGAAATGGCAGGCTTGCCGTAATTTGCTGAAGGTGGGCCGTATATGTTGCCGAAGGTCGGCATTAACTCTGTTGGAATTTTACTTTTTATAGTATCTTTAATGTCTTTCTTGACTGTATCTGTCTTTTTGATTCCACCATCATCAACTAAAGGTCCTGACTCGAACGGACCTGTATTAGTACTAACTCCAGTATCAACGCTCACTCCAATACTTGCCATAGCCGCTGACATAGCCGCAGCGATTTGAGCAGCAATACTTTTCGCTAGTTCAACTAATCTTGTTTCTTCAGTTTTTAATTTATCGTATAGGCCTTGCGCTAAATCTGTTGCTAATGAAGTTCCTAAAGTCCTTAAACTTGATAATGCTGTATCGACCGACTTAGTTACCCCAAGGGCGGCTGTTCCAACTAATTTTTGATTGACCTCGCCGAAGCCAACAATTAAAGCGTCGATTAAGGCTTGAGCGGAAGTAAGACCAGTATTTCCTAAAACTCCCATAATAATTTTTATGCCATCAACTATTTTAGTCATTTGAGCGTTTATATTAACTACCTCGGCTTGGGCTCCAGCCACAAACGCTTGCGCCATTGCGACTGAATTGCCGTAGAAGGTATTGCTCATTTGAGTTCCAAAAGATTCGGCTTGGGTATTTATTTGTGAGTAAAGGCTGTTTATTTGCGCAATTTGGTCTGCACTGGCAGTGGCTAGTAAAGCAGCGGTTTCACTTGCCGCACCTGGGCCAGCCTCAAGTAATTGTTGTATGTATTCTTTGTTTAAGCCAGCCGCTAATAAACTTTGGATATTCTTTCCAAATGAAACTATCTGAGTCAAGCGTTCAGTTAATTTCTGCTGGAAGTTTGCTTGGCTTTCTAGTACTTGGGCTAAATCATCTTCGGCTTGCTTTAAGGCATCAACGGCAAGTGTGCGCCTTTTCGCCAACTTAACTAAAGCGGCTGTTTGGTCGGTTAAATAATCAACAATTAGGCTCTTAGCCCCTTGGGACATTCCTGTAAATCTTTGATTGACGGCTTCAACTAAATTGTCATACATGCCAATTATTGAATCGACAGTCGCTTCGCCATCACGCATAGCCCTATCAATTTCGCTAGGTTCGCCAAATGGCGTACGAAGCAACTCGCCAAAGCGCTTCATTGCTGAGGCTCGCTCTTCAATTGCCTTTTCTAAGGCGCTATTGGCTTCACTTATCTTCTGTTGAATATCTTCAATTTGACCTGCGACTTTGGCATATTCTTCCATCATCACTCTTACATCGGCATTAACTTTATCGAAGGCGGCTCTTAATTTAGCCAAAGCAGGACCGCTTAACATCTTGCCTTTAGCCTCGAATACTGCCGCTAATTTAATCTAACGCTCCCATTACTGAACTACGAGCGGCATCTGCGCCTTTCATAAAGGAGTCAGAGAATTCAAACTTCATAAAATCCGAATAATTATTGACGGCCTCTTTTAAGTTTTGTTGCATTTCAGCGAGTTTTTTAGCGGCGGCTTCAGCGGCTTTTTGGGCTTTAGCATCTACTGCGCCTGGGCGATTAGACTTTCCAAGTGCAGCAAGGTCGGGCATAATCGGTGCAAATTTACAAAGGCTTCGGCTAATACACCAACGACTTTAATTACAAAACCTATAACTTTTAGTCCAACTTTACCAATGGTGATTACCATTTTTCTAAATGCGTCAGACTTATTCCATAACATCATAAAGCCTGTCGCTAATAACGCAACGGCGGCTACTACAAGGCCGATAGGATTCATACGCATAATTAAATTTAGAGCCTTAAATGCCTTAGAGAGTTTAGTTGTAGCCAATGTTTTGGCGGCTGTCATAGCCAGCATAACTTTGGAGTAAGCGTTGTAAAGAGCAACTTGAACTAGATAGGCCCCAATAGCGACTCCTACCGCCGTAACTGCCCCGACTAAAACCTGAAAGAAAGCCGCATTACGCTGTATAAAACGCCCAATAGCGCCTAAAGTTTGAATGAAAGCAATTACTGCCCCAACAGCAAGTTTTATAGCAGGAACTAATACTCCAGTAAATACAGGAGCAAATACAGTCGCAATGGCTCTACCAAAGTCGAATAAATTTTTTAGCAGACTTCCAATAAAGTTGATAAAATTTTGAACAGAAGTTCCGTCTCCCAATTTCGCCTGTAATCTTTCTAAAATAGGAGTTAAGTTAGTTTGCATGTAACTGGTAACATTAGTCATTACAGGCAAAAGAGCATTTCCTAAAGCCTCTTTAGTATCGTCAACGGCCAGTTTGAATTTTCTTTGAGCAATAGCGGCTGGACCGCCTGCTGTTGCCGCAAAATCTCGGTAAGTAGTTTCTAAGACTTTTACGATACCTGCGGCTCTTTCACTTTCAGTTCCCGACTTAATCATTTTTTTAGTTTCGGCGTCTAATACGAAACCTGTTCTCGTAAGAGAGGCAAATTGGCCGTTCAATGCTTGCGCAAGGCCGTTAGTCATACTTCTAAATTCGTCAGCACTTGCGGCAGCGCCCTTTTCAGCAACTACATAATCCAAAATAGCAGGAGTTAAAGTAGCAATAGTGCTTCCATGCAAATCGAAAGTCGCTAATTGCGATTGAACTACTGTTATATTTTCTTTAGAGATACCTGTTAATGCTTCGAGGGCTTTGCCTTGTTGAAATAAAATCTGTATCTGCGCCTCTGTTGCCCCATTAGTATTTAAGAGTAATTTTCTTAATCTATTTTGAGCAGCAGCGGCTTGTTGGGCGGCTTGAACTGAATCTCGCCCTAATTTCAACGCATAAGCGCCAGCGGCTGTTGCGGCTACTGTAAAAGCCAGCCGTAATTTATTAGTTAAAACCCCTGAAGTTTTGTTTGCGGCAACGCTAACTTTATTAGTGGAATCTGCCGCTTTCTCCATGGCAGATGTAAATTGAGAGGTGTCGGCCTTTAGACGAGCCAGTACATCTACAACTGACATCTAACTTCACTTCCTTCTTTTGGCCTCTTGCTCTTGTTCCCATATCCGCAACCGCTCAAGTGATTCCCACTCCGCTAACTCAATAGCGGAGATAGGTTGAAAAGTTGAACTGCCGTATAAAAGTTCCTCGACAGTTCTACCTAAGCGTTCTGCGAGTTCGAAGACGAATCTTCGGTAGCCGTTGCGGAGGAATCTTTTCCCACTGCGTCAGCGCTCTCCTGCGTAAAACCCGACAACCTCATACCAACGGCGGCTAAGCGGTCTAATGCTGTAGCGGCTTTGGCTAATAAAGCGTCACGATCTGCGGGCTTAAAAATTTGTTCGCCTTTATCGATATCAAACGACGTAGCAATTACAATTTCGGGATATACAAATTGGAGATTAACTCCGCCTTTGTTGTCAATCGCTAAATCCATGATGCGTGTGCGCTCGGCACCAGTCATACCACGAACTTCTACTTTTACGCCCCACTCTGGAACATCCACAATTTCTGATGGAATATCCTGAGCAGATAAGATTTGGTCTCTAATGGACACGTTTTCTCCTTTTGGTCTCGTTGGACTCGGTTATCGGGATTCTACTAGGTTTTTAATTATTATGCGTAAGCCCCGCGAGTTACGGCGCCTGTAATCTGAAACTCTGCTGAGTAAGTAACAATGTCGCCCACTCCTGCTGCGGTTTCGTAAGATGTTAAGAAGCACTCACCTGTGTATTTTGTATAAGTCGAAGTTGAACCTTCAGGACCATACTCGAATGAAAGGCTTGCCTCTGCTCCTAATACTCCAGCCAAATATCCATCGACTGTGGCGTCGAAGGAACCTTCAATGCTGATAGTTTGGTTCTTAAATCCGACTACATAAGTACGGTCAGATGAACCGAATGATGTAGTTTCTAAAACTTCAGCCTCACGAGGAAATGAAACTGAGTTTAGGGTGTCGCTGATATTTCTTAGTGTTCCGCCTGAGTCATCAATTTTGAAGACGGCGGCTTTACCGTGACGAAATGTTGGCATTTTTTTATCTCCTTGAGAATGCGATGCTGAATGTGATTGAACCTGTACCAGCCCCTGGAGTTACCAACGCACGCACATAACGATTGATAGTTGTTCCTGAGGCAACGACTGAGCGTTGAGCAGTATTAGTGCTAATGCCAATAGTCGTGAAAGTAACTAAGTCCGCCCAAGTTGAGTTATCAGCCGAGTGTTGGACTTTCGCTACTACTGTTGCTGAGCGAGTGTTGGCAGTTACATGCAAATGGGCAACGGCTCCAGTATTTGAAGACGCAGCATTATCTACACTGCTACCTGTTGATGTACTTGTAGCGGCGACTTTGCAAGCAAGCCAAACGCCATAGTCAAGTCCATTATTCGCTACCGCTTCGCCCGAAACGGCAACAACATCTGTTAGTGGGCTACTTATCTCATAACCAGTAGAAGCGGAGTCCACAAGAACCGCCCTACCGCCGACAGAAGTGCTGTCGCTTGATGTACTAATTATTTTGTTAGTTGTATTCCCTA